TGCTCATCTCCACGTCCCGTCTCCCCGAACTCAGGGGCAGCCCGGACTATCGGACTCCGGGAAATCCAGAGACAACTTAATGCCTCTATGAGTTTATAAAGAACAATGATAGAGAGTCTACATAAGTATACTACAAAATGACAAAATAGTTTAAAATAACTTCAACATTTTTGATAGCATATTAAATGAAATCAGTTAATGATTATTATACATAATCTGGTCTATGCTCATGCAGACGTATCCGTGCAGGATGAAAATCTTGACCAGCTTGAACTTGCTGTTCATATGATTGACGAATTCATCCAGATGCAAACCCTCGTCCGCGATGTTGACGATATGGACTACGTCCAATGCCATCAGCTTGACAAGACTCTTGTCATTGTCGTCAAACACGAAGAACAGCTTGACACCGCCTGCATTGAACAAGAACTTGTTGTGTTCCGCCTCGACGACATCGACATTGCGGCTTTTCATGAACTCGATGAAACTGTCGCGAATCATATTTCCGATTTCCGCCATAGTCAGAGAAACTTGAGTTCAGCGGTCCCGTCGCTCTCGTACAGCTGGCGGAACGTATTGTTCGACAGCAGGTTGTCGAACGCGCCGACTTCCGTCACCGCAGGCTTCGCCTCCAGAATCACTACCGCATCCATGATTATGATTTCGAACCTGTACTCCTTGCTGTAACTATTATATACTTCCCTCATCTTGAACTGCGACATCGTCTTGCCGATGAAGTCGCAGGCTTCCGAAAGTGTCGGGGCGGGAACCGTGAACCTCTTCTCCTTCTTGGACTGAAGCCAGCAGGTCCTGATAATGCTTCCGGGCTTCACGTTCCTGTATCCGCTTCCGTATCCCTCGTCCTTGAAAACATCCGGAATGAACACTTCCAGATCGGTCAGCTTGACATATGCGAACCCGTTCTCGCGGATTCCGCACTTATGGAGCCATCTCGCATTATCCATGGAAACGAACTCCCTGAAATTCTCATTCAACATTTACTTGTTTCTTAATGTTCAACAGATAAATCATCTGAACTTCTTCAGATATTCCACTCGTTCGGTCAGTTTCCGGATGCTCTCGTCTATGTAGGTTCTCCTGAACGCATATGCGTCTTCCCTTGACGTGAAAGCGTATATGTCGTTGACGACATTTGGTTTGCCGTCCATGAAGTATGCATTGCTCGTGCAGTCATGCTTTCCGTGTATCCATTTCAAGTCAACGCCGGTATGCTTCTTCTTGCTCTCGAACTGGATATACGTGAGAGTCTCCGTCCTGTATATGTCGCCTACCTTGACGGGATATATGTACATCGAGAGCTCGAACGTCTTCTGCACTCTCGTGATGACGTACATCCTGTCGCCCTTGCAGACATCTCCGAATTTCTTTCCTTCCAAACCATAAGCGGTAAGATTTTATGGGGCAGGCTGGTCGTCCTGCTTCTTATCTATCCGCTTTTCGTACAGGGCCTCGAAATCTTCCTTGCTAATCCTCACGAGAGTTCCGTCTATCACCGTGCGGTATATGTTCAGGTCAACGCGTTCTCCATCAGGAGTCAGCATATAGATGGTTCCGACAGTATCATAGTCCCAGTCGATGTTGCGCTCGTCTGCAATGAATCTCCTTTCATAGATAACGAACTTCTTGCTCTTTGGGAAATAAGGCATCTTGATAGGATACATCTCGTCAAGGAACGACAAGTCCGATGAATAGACATCAGCCGGATTGTCTATATTGACGAAGTATCCGCGGTTGAAATCCGTGTACATCACTTCTCCGTCCTTGCCCCTTATCTTGAAAACGGAATCACACCTGCTGCACTGCATGTATGACGGATCATCATACGGCAACTCATCAGCATACCATGAAATAATCTCGAATTCGTCCGGAGACATGCTCTCGTCATCAAAGTCGGATTCCGTGATTGAAGTAAGCGGAAGACCGTGAAGCAGTCTTTCAAGGATTCCTGTCATGATCTGGAACTGCGGGCTGTCCAGATTTCCTTCTGTGCATTTCTTGAATGCCGCCAATGCAACATCATAGCAGTCGCCTGCATAGTCGGGTTTGCCGTTTTCATTTGCGATGCCCTTGTCACGCTTTCTCCTGCACGCAAGACCGACTTCATGCTCGGCCCACTGGAGCATCTTGCTCTTTTTCTTTCTTGCCATATAACTTGATTTGTTTTTAGAATAATCCGGTTTCTTCGTCTTCCATGCGCTGTCTTGCGATTTCGTAGAACGAATCATCCATCTCAATCCCGATGAACCTCCTGCCGAGCCTGCGGCAAGCAACGCCGGTGCTTCCGCTTCCCATGCAGAAGTCAAGAACCAAGTCGTCCGGATTCGAATAAAGGCTCACGATACGCTCCATCAGCCTGACAGGTTTCTGCGTCGGATGGGCGACCTTCTCCTTGCTGTTATGCGGAAGCGCGGGAATATCTGTCCACACATCGGATAGGGTGACTCCGTCTTTCAGAGTCCCCTTCGTGTACTCAGGCCTTGACGAATCGACCTTGACCTTGACGTTGTTGAAAGTCCCATTATCGCCCTTGCAGAAATGGAGCACCGGCTCGTATCCGGATGCAAGGGCATGGCCGCGCGTGTTGTTGAATCCGCGCTTCCTTGCCCAGATGATTGTCCGGACATCCGTCCATCCGATGTCGTCTATTGCGATATTGGATATCTGTCGCATCATCTGCCTGCTTGCAAACAGGATGATGTTCGCATCATCCCTTGCAACCGAATCCACTTTCCGCAAGACCTTGTCGACCCAGTCAAGATACTCGTCTGCAGACTTCCACTGGTTGTCGAACTCGTCAGCGACCACCTTGTAGTACGGAAGATCCGCGATGACGCAATCGACAACCGTACCTGCTTCATGGAGTTCGTCCAGAGCCTTGTAGCAGTCGTCATGGATAAGCCTTATCCTTTCGTCCATCCCAATCAGAATAGTTTTTTGAAAAATTTCCAGATACGTTCCGCAAGAGATTCTTTATTTGCGGTTTCCTTGCTATCCGGTTCCGGGTTCGCAAACATGTACTTCTTGTCAAGGAGAATCTTCTCGATGTACGTGGCCGGCCTCACATGCCCGTAGCATGCGAACTTCATCACCGGATATGATAGCCCTTCAGAGTCTATGCACCTGCTTGACTCGATTTCGCCGTTGATGGCAGGCGACTTCACTTCGAAGATGTATCCGTATGTCTTAAGGATGTCTCCGGCTTTCGCATCATCGATTCGCCAGTTGCGGAACTGCGTCGATTCGGTGACGGCGAATACGCTCTTTCCGCTGTTCCCGACAAGATAGTTGTCCTTGTCGCACATGTACGTCTTCCCGACTTCGAATTCGCCGGTGTCGCTTCTTGTACATACGTAGAAGTTTCCGCTCTTGACAGCGCATCCGCAGTACTTGTACTGGAACAGCTCTCCGGAATAAATCATGGACTCGTTTCCGCTCACGTAGTTCTTCACGATGTACGAACCCGAACCGGATTCCGGATTGATGCCGACGATAACATACTTCTCTCCCGTGCTTGTATTGACAAGCAACTCATTCTCATGGTATTTCTCCATTTCAGGTCGTCAAGTTTTTATAAAAGTTCTTCAAGGGTGTACTTCGCAAGCGTCTCGAACGCGTCTTCCTCTGACTCGTAGGACAGCTCGTCAAGCGGGGTCTCGAACGGCATGCACTTGTTGGACAAGTCCTTGACCACTCCGATGTAAACGTATCCTTTCGCGTTGTTTGCCGGACACAGGTCGATCTTGATGTAGATCCTCTTTGCATTCACCAGCCAGTCCGATGCCATCTGGTGGGTCGGAGCCGCCAGCGCGTTGTCGAACAAGCCTTCAAGCGACCTGTTGTTGCACACGGTCAGGTTCTCCCCGTCGCATGTCATCAGCACGCGGTCTCCGGAACCCAACGGTTTCCAGAACGAACGGCACAGTTCGTTGAAACCGCGCTTCTTGAGCAGTTCGCACAATGTCTCGCTGCACATCCGCTCATTAGTCACGACCGACGAGTCGTTGTATAAGTTTCCTTTCTCTTTCATAACGGTATTTGATTTTATATGTTAAGACAAATCTAATCAATCAACCACATCTTCAAGATAAGCCCATTTCCTGAACGAGCATGTCTCCCAGGTCCTGTGCGAAGTCTGCTCGTCGTCATACACGACCATCTCGAAGTTCCTGTCGTACATGCAGACGTACACGCTTCCGGCATCATCCACTGCGATGAACTTGCGCTTGCCGTCAGGCCTCTCGTTGGGATGCTTCCATACAGTTCCTTTGTAAAACCTGTAGAACCCGGCAAGAAGATCTGCAAGTTTGGAATCCTTCAGGCGGATCCGGTTGATTGCATATGCCACTTTGGAATGCGCCGGCACATCCGATTTCAAGATAGACTCGGCTTCTTCCATTTCGATTCCGAATTCCATCAGGAGTTTTGGATAATCTTCATTCATTGCTGCTTGTTTTTATAATTGGGTTTCAGTTAAACGATTCTGCATCTGTCGGTTGCGAGTTATCTTCATCTCCGCTGCTGCCGTTGTATATGCTGTCCGCTGCGCTTTCGTAAAACAGTCCAGAGTCCTTCTCTACATTTCCGAATAAGGTGTCGTAGTTTGCAAATATGAGAATGTCTAACGTAAATAAGAACGAACCGACAATCCCGATGACCACATCTACTTTCGGAATCTCTCTTTCCTTGTTCAACACTGCATAAATCATTAGCAAAAGTCCAATGATAATGAAAAATGAAAGACAAAATACGATACTGCTATCCATATAAGTGATTTTGCTTATTTTTGTCGTTTATAAGTTCAAATGCCTATATTTCTAAGCATCCTGTATATCTTGTCCGGATTCCTTTCAAATGCAAAGACCCTTGCCATCTTCCTGAGAAGCTTGTCATGGTCTGTCGTCTCGTCAACCGGAACCGGCTCGTGCCTTCTGTCAAGTTCAGCCTTGAACCTCAGGCAATCCGGAAGTTCCCCGTACATCAGGATGTCATCGGGACTTCCCTTTGTATGGCCTGCCGGCCAGATTTCGAACTTGTCAAGACCGTTCTTGGCATCCATCCGGACCACTTCGAATGTATCGACTATCGTGAACTTGTCATCAGCTGCGGAATAGACCATCATCTCATAGCCGTCTTTGAGCCAATCTATGACCTTGGCATTGCCGATGTCCGCGTATGACTTTATGTAGCCAGTGTTCTCTATGCGGAAATAGGAAGCCGATGCATCCCTTGAATTGTATCTGTATTTGCCGCCATATGATGACAGGATGTCGATGATTCTGTTGAGCGGCGTCGTGTCTTCTCTCTTTATGAAAATCCTTTTATAATCCATCTTTGTTCATAACTGCATTTGCATCGCAGTTGCGGTTGAGATATTCGGCGCATTCCGCAGCTCTTGACAATGACATGAACAGATTTCCGTTGTACCGCCTGTTTTCGTCATCTGCAGAATTAGACCATTCGCAAGACTCTACTGAATATATGTTCGTGTCCGGATTCAAGACAATGTAATAGTATTTGCCGGCAACAGTCTTGTCAAGCCGCTCGATATAGCCGTACTTCTCCAAGTAGTCGGCAAACTTGCGCCTTCCGCGATCGTCTATGATGATTCCGTTTACCGACTTGTATATCTTGTCCGGAGTCAAGCTTACGACTTCGTTGCCCAAGAACACTCTCGGCACGTACTTCTTGATGCATTTGTATTTCACGATGTTATCTTCCATGTCCGGTCTCGCTTTATGGTAAAATAAGATTTCAATGACAAATATAAGAAAGATAATTAAACAAAACAAGAGTTTGCGCGAAAAAATACACAAACTCTTTAAAAATTAACATTTGTTAAATGTTTCTTGTTGCTATTTGCTTTTAATTTAACATCTTTAAATAACTTTATCTTGCACGGATGATATAAGCCATCGCATAGTATCTCGGCCTGTTCTCATGCGCTTGCGATGCGCCAACAGGTTCTTCCATAACATCTGTCGTTATCGTAGTTTCAGCAGATTCTCCTTTAAAGCCATGACCATATGTTGCATTCAATTCCAATCGACCGCCTTTTGCATCTCCTTCTCCGACTTTGCTGCTACTCAAATCAAACCATGGACCGTTCGCAGTCGTATCTGAAGGAATTGCTGAAAATGCACCATCAGGTTTGAAATTATATCTATAACCATTCGGATTTACTGATGGATTATATTCACCTGTACCAAGCATCGAGTCATCAGCAGGAAACGTACCGAACACGTTGTAAGTGCCGACGCCATGCTTGTGAGTGTTCGTGTGCATATGGATTCCGACACCGGACTCGTCACCGGTCAGGGTCACGCTGTTCTTTCCGCCCTGCTTCTTCATGTAGTACTCGTTGCCGGTTTCCGAACCGTATTCCATGCAACCGACCACGAATCTTGTCCTGAGATCCGGAACCCTGAACTTGCCTTCACCCGGATTCGAATACGTTTCCGCATTGTCTGACGGCTTGTACTGCGTATTGTAGTCGCTTCCGATGACCCTGTACAGATGCGGATAAGCGGTTGCGTCATAGTCTTTTCCATCGCAAAGAAGATAACCGTCAGGAATCTTATTAATAGCGCCGGACCATATCTTGATTTCACCAATCAGGGAACCGCAGTTCTTTCCGATCATGAACTCGTTCCAGTCGAACTCCTCGTCATCGACACCGGTTTTGTTAGGAGAACCCATC